AAAGTTTCCCTTAATGCCTTGATTCCTTCGTTGTTTTCTTTTTCATTTTCCCGCAAGGCAATTAACTGCTCTTTTACTCCTTCGTATGTTTCGCCTTCTTCTGTTACTGTAATTTTTTCTTTTAAGGTTTCATTGATTACCCTTTTTTCTATTTCGGCAATTTCAGTCCTCAAAGTTAAAATTGTTCCTTGCTGTTTTTGGAGTAACTCAATTATCTCCTGCTCATCAGTAGTTACCAACTCCCGCCCGGAAAGCCAAAAGCGGTATGCTGAATAGCCACCAAAGAGCAGGAGGACTAAAATTACTAAACTTATTGTTACCTTTTTCCAATCCATTTTAAAATCAACTCCCATAGTTTTTTAGGAACTATTGTGATTACTTTCCACCAGAATTTCCCGAAATCTTGAATATTAAATATTGAGTAAACTCCACTTGCTATTAACCATATCCAAAATAGTATTCCTAAATAATCCATATTGATTCTCCTTTCGTTATTTACCGGTCATTTACCCATCTAATTTTGATTTGTTTTTTGTATTAGTATGATTACTTAAATATCAACCTAAAGCTGAAATTGACGCTATTTTGGTACTTAATTGAGATATTGCGTTTATAGTCGCCTTTCGTTTTACAACTTATACAATTCTCCAATCCTGTCTGGCTTTCAAATTTCACACAACCACATGCACAACTCCAAGTCATTTTTTCAGGATATAAGACTTTTCTATATCCTTTTAGGTTATATCCCTCAACTTTAAAGCAAGAAAATGTTTCATAAGTTGTTATTTCCTGTCGTGGCTGGATTTCGTTATATTTATAAAATACTTTCAAATATGCTAAATCCTCATCATCATAAATTGGATTATAATCTTCCCCTTCTTCAATTTGAGGAGTTTTTTTTATCAGTTTTGAAATTATTATCAAAACCAAAATACATACAATCGCTATTGCTATTAACATTTTACACCTCCGATATTTTTATCCAAGTTGTATCCTGCAATCCATGATACCTTGCTGTTACATATAATAGTTTTCCTTTGTGTTCTTCTTCTTCAGGTATCTTATAAGATACATTTATTCCGCCTTGAATTATATCGCTGGTTTCGCCAACAAAACTACCTACATAATTCTGATGTTGCCATTCAATTTCTTTCTCAAATAAAGTAACTTCTTCCATCATGTTTTTGTCAATATATCCCTTTACGAGAAAATTAAGTTTATCTCCCAAGCTTGCCTCTAAAGGTAATTCCCTCGGATAGTCCGGAAACACACAAATTATAGTCGGCTCACAGTCCTCGCAAGTTTGGGTATATTCCTTCTTTTTTCTGAATAGGAAATACATTACTATTACTAATAATATTAAAAGTAGCCAAATCATCTTTTCTTAATCTCCCTTCTTTTTTTAACTGACTTAAAAAGTCCTGTAAATTATTAATCTGTTTAGAATATATTGGAACTCCATCACTTCCTACATACCAATATTTTGAAGGATTTGGTTTTTCTATATCTCCGTGAACGTGACTTTTGTAAATCCCTATTCTTTTCAACCCCATACCATCTACTTTAAAGGCTACTTCAATTGGCTTTAATCCCCTAATCTGGAAATCTATGGCATGACCTACACCATTCACATTTATCAGATGAGGAGAATTCCAATATCCTCCAACTTCACGATTATAGCTTTCACATCTTGCCCCTGAAGTGATATTTATTTTTAAACCTGTCTTTTGTTCAAAATCCAAAATCCATTCAACTAATTTTTCGTCTAATCTTGTTCCTGAACATTCTGAACACGGACATCTTCCTTGCAAATAAATTTCTTCTCGTCTATTCATGGTTATCCTCTTTATTCCTATTTGAAAAATACCAGCTTAACATTGTTCCAAACGCTACATATTCAATGGACATTATACCAAGCCAAGTATTTGATATTTCTTTTCCAAATATCCAAAAAATAGTAGTTAGGATAGTTTGGGTAAACAACATTACAGTAAATATAATTAATAACGCCCTGCGCAATGTAAGGTGTTCCCACGACCCCATAATTCTATCAAGAGATTCTATTAATTCAATCAATTTTTTTTCCATTGTTACCTTTAAAATTACTTGCCCTTTTATATTGGAATAAAACTAAACCGCCTATAATTGCAGCCAAAATACTTAAAAACCATTTATTGATATTTTCAATATTGCAAATAATATTTTCCAAATTATTAGCCTGATGTTCTACATTCGTTACCCTGTGTTCCAATTTAGTCAAGTCTGATTGAATAGACTTAAAATCAATTTTCAGTTCTCCGATACTTGATTTGATATACTTCACATCTACACTAATTTCTGTTAATAGCTTTTCCTGTTCTGATAATTCCTGACAATTTCCACTACCGGTAAAGTATACCCAAGCTACAAATATAAACCCTATTATCAAAACCCATTTAAGAAAGTTCCTCATAAGTTAACTCCTTCCATATTGCCGCACCTTCTGTTGCGTCTACACATTTCCAAAATCTTTCGTCGTAAATCCATTCGCTCCCTTTTGCATAACCTTCACCGGAATCATCGTCAACTGTCGGCTCTGCCTCTGCGTCATAATTCATTTTGACTACATTTGTCGCAACCGTCCCGACTGTTCCGTCTGCCGGATAGTTGCCATCTCCGAGCTTCGATTGCCCTACAATAATAGCAAGGTCTTCTGCAATTTGTCTTAATTCGTTTATGATATTAATTTCGTCAACATAATCAGCAGTCGAAACTCTTCCATTTCCTGCTGACTGTTGGGTAAACTTATGATTAGCCATTTTAAACCTCCAATTCTATCGGTATTATAGTAGAGCCACCTGATTCAAATGTAGCCCCTATTTTTCTTATTTTCGCCAAGATAAAGGATTGCTGTTCAAGTTCGCCTTCTCCGTCTGCTTTGAATAAAACCGCTCCTTGGGTATTTGCTTTAAATAAAGTCTTCCCATCTCCTAACAAAATAACGTCCTGCTCTTCAAAAGGTATCGGCATATCAATATCTATTGCTACTTTTAATTTTAGTCTTTGGAATTTATCTAAATAATCGCTAATAATAATACAACATAAGGTTTTGTTTTGAATCAGATGATTATAAACTGTATAAGCTCTACGCCTTCCGTAATAATCTATCAATCCCTGATGTCCTATTTTTTCACAGGTTATTTCTTTGCTTATAAGTCGGTAATCGTAATTTCCTCCTCCGGCTTGTGCTGTAGTTTCTTTATCTTCTATATCATCTGTAACTTCTACTGGAAAATCAGCTAAATAATCATCTTCCATATCCGGGTCGGTATAATTCATCATTCCCAAAATTTCTTCTTCATAATCTCCGTAATCTATCACGATATAAGGCATTATGTAATAGGTTGAATCTGGCTCAAGCTCCACCATGAAGGTAACGCTTTCACCTGTCCCCCAACTGCCGTCTTGAAAGTAATGTAATTCGTTACAAGCTTTTGTCCTGCCTAATCTGATTCCTACTCTGGTTACTGTTGCCCCTGAAGGTACAGTTCCTAAAGTTACAGTTTTTTCAAATTTATTGGAATCTATTTTGTCATCATCTAAAGTAATCGAAGTTCCTGCTAAAGTAGTAACTTCTACTTGTTCTCCAAAGCCCCAACCTAAATTATTCTTAGCGATTGCCTGAATTAAATAGGTATCATTCGGCTTTAGATAAATCCCCAAACCTTCAAACCCTATTCCACCGCCTAAAGTTCTTTCAAATTCTTCTAAATCAAAATTCCCTTCTTCTGTTGAATCCCGGTAAAATTCTCCAGTCCAGTAATAATCAATAACTTCATAACCACTTGCACCGCCTAAAACCGTATGTCGTTCCAATTCTTCCATAACGCTAAAATTACCAAAGGCTATAGCGATATAAAAATTAGCATCTAACAAATTCCCTTTATATTCCTTTATAATTCTGAATCCTCTTTCAATAACATCGTTTGCTCCCTTATCAATTAGCTCTCCATGAGCTGTCAATGTCGGTATGGAATTTAATACTAATTGTCTGTCGCATTCGTTGGTTTCCAAAGTCGGGACATTTTTCATCCAATCTCCGCTATCTTTTGCTAATTCTTCTTGATAAGCTACCTCCGAATAACAGACTGCCCGAAACCACCAAATAGTATCTTGAGGTAATAAATAAAGCTCTTTACTGTCAAGATAATATTCACCATTTTCAAAGCCTTCCTCATCTTCTTCTAAAATTTCAACTATATCTTCTTCTTCTCCAGTTGGCTCTGTATTTTGAATGATATATTCAAAACCTCTTTTGGTTGTTATCATCTATTCCTCCGGTATTTCTGGCCCTAATAGAGTTCCATATAATCGGATATTTCCCTGTCTTTTTTCTGCCTTTTCAGTTTCCGCACTTGTTATCTGCATAGGAACATGAAATTCAACCGTTTCTCCATAAACCTTATTTACTGTCTTACCCCAAACTCTGTATTGAACAGTACTTCCATGTCCAAATGGTTCAGTTATTTGAAAAGTTTCAGGGTCGCTTGTCGGATAAGTAATTTTTCTTCTATTCTGCCAACTTTCCCATTCTTCCGAATCGTCCATTTTATATCTTATTTCAAATCCACCTTCGCAATATTTATTTTCTGCACCAACAATGGAGCCATTCAAGGTATAATAACTATAAGGCCACCCAAGTGGGTGTTCTCCAATATAAGAATAACTGCCTGTAACTGGTGTAGCCAAATGCCAAGTAACATAACACTTTAGCTGGTCGCAATGCATCTTGTTTTGCCCCGGAGGTTCGGGTGGTTTATCTTTCCAATCCTCCTGCCCTGCATGGATGTTCATTCTGATTGAAATCAAGTCATTAATAAAATCAGTAATTCTAAATAGTGAATGCCCGCCCTCGCTATACTCGTTATTTATAAAGGTGAATGTTTTACTATAATTGTAATTGCCGCTATCTTCCATATCGTTCCACCAATAAGATTCAACTCCTCCATTATAAATATAGAAATTCGTGGCACTATAATTTGGCCTTCCAGCAAAATTTCCGCTTACGCTATATCCACCTAAAAAGCCTTCTTTGTGTGGTTTGACTTTATCATAATTTCCAATAATTGTTACAGTGAAACTGTCTACTATTACGATATTATTTATAAAATCTATCTTTTCAGATATGTTCTCTATGTTGTATAAAGCAGTCCCCCCTGTCCAATAGCCAACCATCCCAATCCAAGTTTTGTTATACAAACTACCTGAAGCTGTTGTTCTTATTAAATCTGGGTCTGCTGTATCTATATCTGAAACAGATGAGAATAAATGTCCATCTCTAAAATCTCCGGGAACATAATGCTTTAATGTCGTAACTAATAATTCTGTATCAGACATTATTCTGCCTCCTCTATTTCTGGAGTTACAAAAGTATTCCAATTACTTTCTGCGTAATGTCCCAAACTGTTTTTTGCCCATACTAACCAACTGTATCGGGAGCCTGAATCAAGTCCGCTTATGGCATGAGTAAATAATCCCATATCGCTATTTGTCGTACTCCATGATTGTTCAGCCTCGCCTTCTTTTTGCCACTTGAAGCCTTTTGAAGTTATAATTGAACTCCCACCAAATAATTCTTTTTGTCTAGCGCTCGTCTTACCATCTGCTAAAACCGTACCTATTAGAGTCACTCCGGAGCTTGTTAAATCTTCAACATCATGTTCCATAACTCCAAGATTAATTCTTTTCATTTCCCTTTCTTCGCCTATAAGATAGAAATGATTATAAAGTTCATCTATCCGGTCTTCTACATTTCTCACTATATATTCGCCATCGTTAAGTCTTTTAGCTGTGTCCGAAAGCAATACCGGAATTGTCTTGAAAAAAGGTTTCCCTAAATTAGTTACTCCAAAACGATAAATCACTCTTTCGGTCAAGAGTTCGATTGCGTCAATATAAGAAGTCCCTGAATTAAACCAAACTCTGTCAATGGTCTTTCCTGTTGGAGTTACTAAATCTGAATTAGTTAACCAACTCTGTTTTTCGGAATGAGTTAGCAATCCTGCTTCAATCAAAATATCTGCTACTACATTTTCTACTTTTTGAGGCGTAAAATAATAAACCCACAACCCTCCTGTTTTATTTTCAAATGGCACGTTTGGGTGCAGAAATACAAATTGATTGTCTTCCCAATCGTAAGTGAATTCAGAGTTCAAAGTTAGCTCATCATATTCTTCGGTGCTTTCATTATAAAGAAAAGCCCTGTAAATCCCTTTACAGTCAGAAGGCATATTGTATTTTTCTTTTTCAGCTACTATATTGTATTTATTTTGTTTCCCCCACCATAAATTTTTAAGATAGTTCTCACTCAAATAAGCTACATAATCGCGTCCTGAAATAGAACACATCTCACCGTCGGCACTTTTAGAAGTTGTAACATTATCGATAATTCCATAAATCCAACTCCAATAATATTCGCTGTCTTTTTCTATTCCGATATATAATTTACATTTTCTTCCCTGTCTTATATGGTTGTATTTGCTTTTCCCTTTGTCGAAAAGAGAATACTCATCATCAGTATTCAAAAGCTCAATATTAAAGGTTTTGGCGCAAGTCTTCAAAAACAAGTTAGTGATGTTAGACTGAATATCAAAATGCGTAACTTCTTCCAATTCGGTAAAGTTTCGGCTACCGTCTTTGTCTACTTCAACCTTGCCTAAAATAACATTTCCCTTTTTTTCAAAATCACTTAAAGATAATCCTTGTAAATCTTGCATTCTAAACCTCTATAGCACTAAAGCTAATATCGTAACCTAAAGCAGTTCCCATAATAGGTGTTTTAGTCATTGTTCCCGGCATTATTCTAACTGTATAGTTATTTCCCTCTGCATCAATTAAGTTTAAATCTTGGGTTTTAGAGTTTTGCAATTCGCTTAAAAAACTATCCCAAACTGCGCTTGTAACATAGGTTATCCTAATCGTAAATGTATATTTATCACTTGTGGCATATTGCACCCTTTTACTTCCGTCTGCCATTGCATGAACTGCACCGTGAACCTGATAATTGAAATCAATAACTCCATATTGAAATTCTGTTTCACTTCCTGAAATACCTAATTTAATCATCTTGCCCACCTTAAATTCATGGCTCTGGATTTTGAAATAATCACGTCCATTAATTTATCTCCAACACGATTGATTTCTCTATCATCTAATCTCTGGGTATTGATTACAATTGCACCTTGACTAATAACAATACTTGCTCCCGATTGTAGGGCTTTTTCCTGTTCTGGAGTTCTGACCGTTTCCCTGTCCCTCAATAAAGCCAGACCTTCACCGCCGGGACGTTCAGAACGGAAAACTCCTCCTGTGTGAAGTGTTGGGATTTTTGGTATATTGAATCCCCAATTTCTCCCACCATATACCGGGACCCAATCCGGTATCTTCACGCTAAAGGCATTAAGTTTTTCAATTAGCCAATTTATGGCATTAATAAACACGTTTACAAACCCCTTTAAGGCTTCACCAATTCCACTCCATACCGCTTTTAGTTTATCTGTAAATCCTTCCCAGACTCCTAAAACCTTTTCAACAATCCAACCCATTTTCTCTGCCATGAAATCACCTATTGATTCCAGAAATCCAACAAGACTTTCTTTTAATCCCGGAAATAAGTTGTCTAATTGGTCTATAATAAATCCAAAGGGATTAATAATAAAGGACGCTAAATTGCTGAATTTATCTACAATAAAATCGAAAATCAAACCAAATATCTCCTGCACTTTTTCCCATACTCCTCCAAAGGTGTCTGATACCCATGTAGCAATTTTGCTGAATACATCTTTTATCACGTCAATCGTTGCCTTAAAGAATTCTACTATCTTATCCCAATTCTTATAGATTAATATAATCGCGGCTACTACTGCACCTATCGCAATAATCCAAGGTGTTAGAGGGTTAGCCATAGCTAAAGCTATAAAACTTTTCGCACCTGCTAAAGCTGTAGTAAATCCGGAACTAACCAATCCTAACGCTTTACCTATTCCAGAGCCTGCTGTGGCAAAGATTTTCATAGCCGGACCAACTGCAATTAATGCCGGTGCAAAATCAGCCAATTGAGTAATAAAAGGCGAGAATTTCATAGCAACTTCGCCTATTTGATGTTTGATTTTGTCTAAAGATGTGAACATCGTTTCATTATTTATTTTCGCGTGTTCCTCTAATACCGTGCTACTTTCAGCAACTTTGCCTTTGTATGTATCAAACTGTTCCCCTGTCAATCCTAATATCTCAAGTAGTTTTCCTAAATCGCCCTCTGATTGGTTGACTGCCTGTGAGAATTCTGTTTTTGCTACTCTTGAAGTCATACCCAATTCGTGTTCCATCGCACCCAATAAAGCGGCGGTATCGTTTACATCAAGCCCCATTTCTCTTAAATCTGGTCCCATTCTCCCTACAGTTTGAAGGAATTCATTTATATCGCCTGTTGTTTCCTGATGTATATATCCTAAAGCTGAAAGCGCCTCTGCCTCTTCCCCTGCCGCTACTCCTACTGCTCTCAACGCGCTTGATTGGTCTGCCATAGCAACGGCACTTTCTCCTGTGGCATCTGCTAACAAATCCCAAAAGTTAGCATAGTTCTGTAAATCTTCTGCTGACTTGATACCCTGTTGTCGTCCTTTTTCCATTACTCCGATAACGTCTTCAAGGCTAAAGGTAACGTTAGAGGTTTGAGTTATCAGGTCAATCATCGCACCTTCTGACATATCCATACTATTAGCTAACTTTCTCGCACCTTCTAATAATGGCGCTTGTTTTTTGGCAAATCCCTCAATAGCCGTAGCTGCCGCTCCTGTTGCCGCTCCGACTTTTAGCCAATTATTCTGCATAAAGGTCGTCATACTTCCGGTCTGCTGTTTGACTTGATTCATAGTCGGAGTGATTTTATCTATTGCCTTCATTATAAATTCAATTGTATTTGCCATTACCTGCTCCTATTTACTATATCTTCCGCTTTCTTTTTTGCGTCCACATCTTTGCCTTCGTAAATTTCTTTCATTAAATTCTGTTTTCTGATGTAAGAATATTGGAAAAATATTCTCTGCCTTCTGGTCATTTCCTGATAACTGTTAGCTATTTTAAAACCCATTTCGTGCATAGCATAAATTTCTATTCCATCATCACTTTCTACGAAAGGATTTTATCTCTTCCAACTTCTCCTTATCTACGTCGCTTATTCTAAATATCTCATCTGCTATTTTTTTGATTATTCCGGGTGGAGTTATAGACCTTATTTCATTTTCTGTTATCTCCATAACCAAACCATATTTCACGGCAAGAACACATTGCTCAAACTCTGCTCTTTTTCCTTTTTCAACATTAAACTTTATTTTCATATTTTTCTGCGTTTCTTCGTCATCGTATACTTTCTTGCCGTTCACATTTTTATATACCGGCTCTACCCCAATATCATAAGCATCGCTTGACTTCGCCTCAATCTCCGCCCATTGTGCCTCGTTAAGTGGTCTGATTTCTACTTCTCCACCCAGAGATTCAATATATACTTTTTCTGTTTTATTTGTCCCTCTTAAAAGGTCTTCACGAGTTAATAATTTTTTATCCATTTTGGCTTTCCTTTCTTATTTAACTTTCAATATCATTGTCCATATCATCATTATTATTTTCCAGAGTTGCCAATAATTCGGTTTCCACTTCTGTAACTCCGTCTGCTAAAGTAACCGTATCAACAATTGCATATCCGCTGAATGCTTGGTCTATTGGCGCTCTGCCACTTGGAGGCGCACCTATTTTTGTATATTGGACTTTCGGAAAATTCAATTGCAAACTTCCGTCATCTCCGCCATCGATAGTAACTACAATTGCTTCATCACTTGGTCCGTCATCACCAATTCCTGTTGCCTGTCCCCAATATTTTTCATATTCAGAGGTATCCAAATAATGTAATACTCCACTCAAATCAACATTTCTTGCACCAATAGGTAATCTGCAAGGGTATCGAGTTCCAACGCCTTTCCCTTTTGCTACATCTACATTGTTTGATATGTTTATTGTCATATTTTGAATTTTACAATTATAAGGTGTTCCTCCGAAAGTTACACCTGCAGCAACAAAGGTTAACTTGTTTTCAGTAAACAAGCTCAAATCAGCTATGGCTTTTAAATCGTCTTTATGACTTTTTGCTGCTATACAATCAACCGTGCATAATAACCAATCTCCACCTATCTCTAACTGTAAGCTGTTTATTGTTGTCCCTGTAAAAATGTGTTCAAAATGGTCTTTACCAATACGAGCAGTAAAACTTGGTAATGCCGTATCTTCTTTTCCATAAATCTCGTGGGTATTTGTTCCTGCACCTCCGTCAGTAAAAACATAATTGCCTAAAGCCCATTTCAGAAAATAACCTATTGCCCTAACATTAATTGGGAATATTATATTTCCAGATGCAGAATAATAACCCGGTCTTAATTCTCTTCTTCCTCTATATAATCCACTCTCAAATTCAACATTCGGATTGTCTGGCTCGTCTAATCCTGCTGACGCAATTTCTATATGAAACTTGGCATCGTGCGGAATTGCCGGATTAAAATTCTGCTCTTCGCAAAAACCTGCGTATCTTCTAACAGTTCCCATCGTATCTCTCCTTTCTATTCGTAGACTGTGTAATATGCTTTACACGTGTAAATTGAACTAAATATATTTCCTCTTTTATATTGAGGATTGCTTCCCTCAAAACTTTCACTTCTAATATCACTAAAAAAAGTTCCATGTCCGAAACCTAAAGTCCGGTCAGTTAATAAAACTCTTTTTGCTCTTGCCGCTAAACTGTTTGCGTCTTTGAATCCTTGTCTTTGGTCTGTATTATAGATAACACTTATAACAATGATTTCTGTGCTCCAATATTCTGTTATTAGATAATTTTCATCTGTTTTTGATAACCTTGATAAACCCTGATTAATCCATAATGCCGGAGTAGTCGGTTTTTGTGATGTAGATTCTCCGATTACCAAAGTCTTTACATCTGACAAAATCCCTCCGTCAATATTGATTTCAGCTTTTAAGGTTGTTTCAATCGCAAGCATTATATCATCAATCGCATCTTCTAAAGTTTTAGACTCCACCTTCTACCTCCCTCTGCGCTCTTCTGATAAATTCATCAACCCTTTTTTCACCTCTTGCTACTCCTCTTTCGTGATACGGATTTGGCTTTTGACCTTTCACGCTTTTAGTGAATATTACCTGTCCGCCTTTGGTTTCAAACCTTAACATTTTTGCTTTTACCGGGACTATCGGTGTTCCACGTTCTCCGTATATTCCTGTTCCCAAAGCTACGAATAAAGCGTATTCTGGACCATCGTGTATTTTGTATTCCCAATCATTTACCTTTTTCAGTTTCCATTTCTGTAATCTTCCTTTATCAACCGGACTTTCATCAATAAACCCTGCCTGTATTTCCATAACCAGATATTTGAAAGCTCTCTTTCCTACTTGGTCCGGAACTTTTGTCAATTTCTCTAATTGTTTTGGGTCTATCTCTAAATTATACATAATCCTCTAAATCCATATCCTTGCCGGCAACGATACTAAAACCAAAATTGGCTTTCTTTTTGTATAAACTTAATTCACGCCTTAATTCTGTGGTTAAAACTTGGTCTTTGATTAGTTGAGCGTTCATATTTTCTATTGTGATAACTGGACTTTCTCTATTGGCATAAGCTAATTTAATCATATTTGCACACGCCCTCATAGCAATATTGTGTATCCCTTCCGGTATAACTCTGGTATATACATTCCCCACGTATAAATAACTGCCTACATTATTTGCCATTCTAATCCCAACACTTTTAACGCTGTTGAGAGTGTCATCTGTCCCTAAATAACCTCTTACTTTTTTCCATTCGTATTCATATATCAGCGGCAAATCAATTGCTTTCACAATATTGGTGCAAGTAATATCATCTGACAGAACTATCTGTAAATCTCCTCTTTCCAAATCAAGGTCATAACTCATAATATCCATATCAAGAGTTTTAGCTTTGCTTAAATCCTCGTCTATAACTGAATACGCTATGATGTCATTTGCTACCGTGGTCTGTAAGGTGAATTGGTTTACTGCAAATATCCCGCTTGGGACTATGTCTATTTCGTCAATATCTTTTTCTACTATGGCTACTGAACACTTTTTCCCTGTCCACGGTTTTTCAGCATTAACCAACATCAATTTATCACCAAAATCTAAATCTCTTATTAAGTCCCTTCCTCTGTCGCGGTCAATCAGACTTTTAATCTGTTTAAGGTAATTCTCAATTAAGGTGTTCAAATCAGTATCAGAATTTAAAGCCAAATCATCGTATTTTGTGCCGGTATAATTTCTAACTTCCTGAACAGTAGAATAATATCTCATTTTTTCTTCTCTCCGTGAACTCTAATAAAGTGCATACGTAAAGATTCTTCACTTTTAAAAGTCTTCTTACATATCGGGCAATCGTATTCTATTTTGATTATTTTCAAATCCCTTGTTGCCTTAATC